TAATTAATTTAGATGTATTACCTGTATTTGTGTACTTAGCAATACTTATGTTTAGTTTAGGTTTTTCTATTTTAGCGTTTGGTGCGTATAAATGCCTATTGTTAGCCATTATAGCTAAACCAGAGCTTATAGAAGCATCATGCTTTGTTCTTTTGTTTATATCAAACTTAGCCCAGTCGTTTAGTAATTCATTAAAATAACAACTACCAAATTGACCTTCGTTGTTCATGCCTACGTGGTTTTGTATATACATTTCAATTGCAGCAGCGTGAGCCTGTTTTATATCTTCGCTAGAGTTTGGTATACCACCTATTTCTTTTTCTGCTACAGACAACTTGTTCCATATTTTGTCTGGTCTATTCATGCTAAAACCTCTGTAACCACGTCTTCTTAAATAATACAATAGACGAGGTTTGTTGTTCTCTGCAAGTAAAGGCATCCCGTAAAATACTAATGCCATTAGAACGTCTTCAAAGAATATCTCTGCAGTTTGTGGTCTAGCTAAGTACTCTAAGAAAAACTGATTAGCCGGTGCATCTTCCATACTAAACTTAGTTAATCCGTGCAAAGCACCTTTAGAACCTTTACCATCTACTGTTCCTGATATATCGTAGCTATCACAACCAAAAGCACCTATGTGTTCATTACCTGGGTATCTAACACCGTTTTTTATTATAACCTTGTTTTGTATATTTGGTGGTGGTGTCCAGCTTACTTTAAATCTACCTTTTGGATCTGGGTAAAATATTACTGTTGAATCTTTAACACCGTTTACCCATTGAAAATTACCTGTTGAAACTCCTAATGTTCTAGACATTTCCTCGTTGTAATCTATTTGCTCATATAATTTTACTAAGTTAAATATACTATTCTTAGTCTCATCTCTAAACGCATGTTCAGTAGTTCTTGGAAACTGTCTGTAAAATTCGTTTAATGCGTCTTGATCACCTTTTAAACCGTCAGCTTCATTCTGCCAACTGTCTACAACACCTATATCTATTAATTCCCCATGTGGATCGAAGACTTCATAATCCGGAGTATCGAAGACTGGGCTTCCGTACTCATCAATAAATCCTTCGTAGTTCCACTCCATTGGGATAAAAAGAGAATATAAGCCAGACGCTGTCTGTCCATTTCTGTTTCTTTTAGTAACGTCTGATGCTCCATATAATTTTTTAAAGTTTTCCCCACCTTTGTCTAGTGAATTTGATGTTGAGCCCATCATACATTTACCTATAATTCTACTACCTAATCGTAAACATGTTTTTGTAACTCGCCAGTTATTTAATATATTATCGGGTCTTTCCCACTTACCACTTTCATCGTGTACTAGTAGTTTTAATTTTTCACCGTCATAGCTGTTATCACCTGTATTTTTCCAGTCTATAGTTGTATCTAATCCCTCTAAGTCTTCTAGCTTTTCGTTTGCTGTAATCTTCTTTCTAGTGAACTTAGAAGCTGGAACTCTATATGCAAGCTCGGATTTTGGCCTATCCATACCGTCTTGAATAGGACTAAAAAAGAAAGGATAATTAATCGATATAGGTACAACTTTGTCAGTAAACATTTTCTTAGCATCAGCTCCTGTTTTAGATAATATACCAAACCTTGCATCACTTGATATTGTAGCTTGGTTAACTGTTTCAGCCGATGACATAAAAGAAAAACCAGACCGTCTGTTTTTAAGGTAACACATACCATAACATCTTTTGTCTGCCTTGCATGCTTCCCAAAATATATAGAATAATCTATTAGCTTCTCTAAAATCAGGTGCGCCTACGTCAATCTTACTCCATTGCAGATACATATAATGTGTACCTGTTATATATGTTGGCTTGCTATTGTTGCTAAACCAAAAACCTTCATCTCTACGTTTAAACTCTTCATCTATATAATCAAACCAGTCAGCTTTCTTTTCTTCAGGATATGCTCTCCAGTCAAATATGTTTTTAAGCCTACCTAATTCTTTTGGGTACTCAAACTGTTTCCACTTATTTAAATCGTTTTTGTGCACTTGCCCTGGCACTCTTGGCAACGCAATTCGCAGATTTTGGATTTCATATATATCACCAATTTTTCCAGTTTTTGATATAACGATAATATCGTGTTCTTTATTATATCCATATTTCCATTTTTTACCTTTATTCATACGGCTTATAGTCGTACGTTTAATAGGTTCGATTATTTTAAGTAAACTTTGTTTGTACATTACTTTGATCTACCTTCTGCAAAACCTTTAAATACTTTATTTTCGGTTTTAGTTTCTTTACCTTCTAGCAAGTTTTGCTCTTCTTGTATTCTATTCAATATTTCAAATGCATCAAATATAGCTAGCTTCTTTGTTGCCGCAGCATTTTTTAATCTGTCAGCTGATATATCATCGTCAGAATCTACAATATCTTCTTTTGCTACTTTAATCAGTTCTTCAACTGCCCTGTGCCCAGCTTGGATTATATTCTTTTTCGTTTCCTTGATATTCATATTTAATTGTAATAAATTTAGTGTAAACTCTATACAAGCGTTGATTGTCTATAATAAACTCGTATTTAGAAAAAGGTTCAAAGCCAACAAGATCACCTATATTAAACGCGCCGTCTGTATGTTTTATTATACCAACATTATCTTGCTCGTTACTAACATTGTATTTGTCTTTGTTTTCTATAGGTTGTACCCAGCAAAAACCTTTTGGCGAATGCCATTTACTATTTTTTTTGTACAAAAATATTTGATCTGGTTGTACTACATATGTGTTTTCATCAAAATAACTTTTGCTATTTTTTTCTATACCGTGCTGATTGTGCCAACGTCTAAAAACATTGTGGTGTAGTATAACGTCGTTATTTATTTCTATATCTGTATTACCAATTATAGGTGTTGATATAACTTTAGCTCTTCTATTAACGTGTTGATGATTAAAAATCTCAGTGTTAACTATTAACTCTTTGTCTTCAACTTTTTTTACATTGTTGTATCTTTGACCAACTGGTGTTACAACAAAGCTGTAAACACTTTTCATTAATACTCTAGGTTATACTCTACAGATACAGCCATATTTTTATTAAAGTCTTTCCAAGGTAAAACATCTTTGTTTTTTCTAATGTAAACTGAAAACTTTTCATCTTCTTCTATTATATCGCATATAGTATGACCACCATACACTTCTTGCCCAACGGCATAGTGCATGGCGTCATTCTTATAATCTTTACCGATACTAATCTTTCTTATCAGCTTGCTCATCTTCTGGGTACGCTATAGTACCATCAGTAATGTTAATATCTACTTTACCGTATGTAGCTTCAAATTCTTTTTGTAATTCGCTCATTTTTTCTTGAACTGCAATTACTTGGTGAAGTAAAGCGTGTTTTTTAGCTTCAAGATTACCAACTTGCATTTCACCTCTGTTAATAAGGTTTACTAGTTCTTGTAATCTTTTTAATTCTTCTGTTGTAATACTTGTAGGTTTAAGGTCTACTACCTCTTCTTTTTTTGCCATTTTATTTAATTTAAGTTAATTATTATTGTTTATTTATTTATTTAGTATTCAAACCCAAAGTTGAATGTTAAAGGTCTTCTAAAGCAAATTTCATCATCATCTGCTAAAGCGCCTGAAGTCCATACTGTTGTACCATTTATATCTTTTGCATCAACTGTAATTGTATTATCTGTTAAAGCTGTTATTGTCCCAATTTTTTGTACACTACTACCGTTGCTGGCTGCAGCTAAAAGCTCATCACCAATACAAAAAACGTCATCTGCGTCACCATCTTCTGATACATCAAGAGTTTGAGCTCCAGCAGAACTGACAGCTCCGTCAAGAAGAACGTTTGTTCCAAAATCTAATGCGCCTACAGAAAATCCAGCAACCCAAATACTTTGATAACCTTGTGTTGTCCCAGCGTAATTAGGATCTCCTTGCATAATATTTTTAACCTCATTTAAATCGTTTCCTGTTTGACCTGATTGAGTAAGTACATTATAACCAACAAACTCGGTATCAGCATTAGTTAATTTACTTAAGTCAAGATGAACATGTCCTATTAAATGATTTCTAACTGCAGCTCCTTTTATAACTGTTGGTGCATCATCAGGACTACCTAAAGATGGTGGTGCCGAGCCTTTTAAACTTGTTGCAAAGACTAAGTTCATATCAAGAGTATTGCCTGCTACTGCATTTGTTCCTGGGCAAATACCAAATATAGTTTTTAAATTTACACCACCATTAGGTATTTCAAATCTAAACCAATCAAACAGTAAATCGCCAGCGTTAAAAGCTGTGTTTGGTAAAACGTCTATTGTTGGTCTTACTGTTGCCATTACATATTTATTCATAATTTTATTTTTTTACTTTTTCTAGTGATCTACCGCCAAAATAAGCACCGATCACTGTTATTAATACTAGTTGTAAAAGATCTATATAAGAGTCTTTTACATTGAAGTTAAGTTTACCAGCATCAATAAATATAAGTAGTATTGTACATACTACTAAAAATATTAATACTAGTGGTCG